TGTTATGCCTAAGATTCCTCCCAGACTAATACCTATCCATTTATTCATAATTACCTCTTAAAAACTAGGAACTTCTGGAAGTCCTACGTCTGGTGTAGTTCCAGAACCCAATCCATCAATACCTGGTACAGATGGCATAACTGATTCCATAACTTTAGATTTAACTCCATCAATGATGGATGCCCTATTGAGGTATACGTATATACCACCACCAACAACGGTAGCAGATACAACAGTAGACGCAATAGCAAGTACATTAATAATTTTTTGCATGATCTTATTTATCAGGGACGATTTTGACAGGTGCTGACTCAATTCTTATAGTTTGAGCAGGTGCAGTCTCTGATGCTTTAGCAATAAGGAACTCCATATCTTTTTTAGATATGTTTGCTCCTCCACCATTCTCACCATTCTTTTTCTTACCAGCCGCTTGTACGCCAAAAGTAGCTAGCGTACCAGTAAAGACCGAAGCTATGAAAGTTGGATCCAGTTTTTGTTCTGGTATTTTAAATGCAGTAGGCAATTTAACATATGCTAATGTCAAGATCCCTGCGGACCACACAAGCACTGCCAATCTTACAAATGTAGAAAGAATAGCGAGTTGCTCTTCTTTATCGTCTGCTGCTTCTTTAAGCTTACCTAGGATACCTTTCTTCTTAGGGTCTTCTTTTTTAACTGCTTCTGTCATGATTTAGAGTTTACCTACTCTATATATCATTCTGATACTTGTCTCTTTTTACCGATGTTATACTTGGACTCAAGGATCCACTCTCCCTTTTCCCTGTATGCTATTACCTTTATCTGACTTAGTGGTGCTACATCTACCACATCTGATACCTTAACAATCTCTACTAGTCCCCAATCAGACAGTAGTTTAATAATTCTATTCCTGCGTTGTAGATCATTCTCTGAAAGATTTGCTTTCTTACCGTCTAATGCAAATAACTCTTTGAAATGTACTATGTAATACTGTCCTTTCTTATGAAGAATATGACATGACTGGTATAACTTTCTTTCTTTTCTAGATGCTACACCTATACGAGTAAGAGTCTCTCTTATTTTTAAGAAGTCATCTGGTTCTTTAAGAGTGACTTCAACCATATCATCTTTAGTCCAATCCACATCATTCATTTCTTGCCTCCCTTGCTCAGTTTTTGTCTAATGTAGTTAAGTTGGTCAGGAGTTAAGATCCGTAAGGCTTGATTTGCTTTTTCACTACTATAACCATAGTATTTTTTCACAAGGTCAAGATCTTTCACTTGCTGTTTCTTTGCCCAAGGAGAAAATCTTCTTTTGGGTCTAACAGTATGTATATAAAAATCATATTGCAAACGTTTATCTAAATTAGGATATCTATTCATTTCATTAGCAAAGACAATAGTATCCATATGATGTGACATACACTTATTAATAACATAAGTTGGGTAATTCTTTTCCCAGTCTGGATCCTCTTCCATGAGGTAATCCTTAGTGTAATTAATACTATTCAAATAATCCTTTAGAGGATAACGATCATCGTATGCCATAATTTAATAAAAGTAATTCTTTTCTGTCTTGTTGATCTTTCATGTAGTCACCTACTGATCTCATAGTGTAGGTGTGATCGTACTCTTGTGCATCCCAGTCTACAAATCTATCTTTAATTAACTGAGAACTATTATATGATACCATCATGTGTCCACAGGAGTGATCACAGTTTTCATAGAATTTATCGTGATCGAATCCTTTGTGCATCCTACCTCGCTTTCCGTACAATGAAGATCTGATTTCATAAGGTGGGTCAAGGTAAGTAAAAGTGCCCACACTATCAGTGTATAGTTCCTCGTACGTCGTGTTGGTGATTTTCCAAGTTTCAATGATACTCCTATAATATTTTAACTTTTCAATGCCTCTAACTGTGAAGTTGTTGTCGGAGGCTTGAGGGGAGAAGGAGGACGATTCTGTGAGACCACTAAAGCTACACTTATTAACAATATAAAAACTAACGGAGCGATCAAATGTGGTTGAGGTTTCTCTATCGAGATACTCTTTAGCTTCGATAAAAAGTTTTCTAGCTGTCTCAGGGTTACTATGTTTGTGCTTAAGTTGAATAAGTTCATCGTAGAGTTCATCTCCTTTGGATGCTAGGGTTTGCCAAAATTCTATTAATGGTGTATATAGATCATTCACCCAGATGTCTAGGTGAGGATAAGTTTGAGCAATGTATAATGCAACAGACCCACCTCCTAAGAATGGTTCATGATATGATTTATACTTTGTAAGATCTGGAAGAAATTGTGCTATCTTTTTTGTGGCACGAGACTTGCCACCAGGATAACGCAATGGGGTTTTCATCATAATACTTTCAAGGTTGCAACTGGAACTCCACCAGGACCACCGTTAATGGCACCATCAGGAAGACTGTTGAATGATATAGTAAATCTATTAAAGTCCTGATGATGTGGTGCTGAACAATGTCTTAACCAACCAGGAAATAGAATTAGTTTACCAGGTTCTGCAACTATTTCTTTTTCATTAGGAACACTCTCTCTATCTCCCTGTAATATTTCAAGAGTATCTAACCCTCTAATATCTACAGGATCTAAAAAGACTGTAGGTGATCCTTCTGTAAGATAATATACAGCAGAGTAGTACGCATAGTTATGTCTATGCATTGGGTGACCTGCACCAGATTGTTTAGGTGCCCAGTTTGCCCATGACAATGATATCTTTAAACTTTCACATTGTAATCCTTCTGCTACTCTTGCCTCTTCTAAACACTGATGAAACCAATCATATAATGGTTTAAGTTCTTCGTGTTTATGAAGATCACCATGAGAACTCATGACTCTATGTGGAAAGTTAAACCGACTCATCTTAAGAGTGTCAATATAACTATAGACATCATCCCGAAGTTGGAGATCATGTAATTGAAACTCAAAGATATTTGTTGGAAATATCCCTATCTTTTTCATTTGATTACCATGTCCTCAGAATGCCAATCCATAGGAGGTGGAATTATAGGTAAGTAACGACCTCTTGGAATAGGCACTGGTTGAATGATATCAATAGTTTCTTCAAACCATCTGTTCATTGATCTTGCCATTGCACGATAAGATGTACCAACATAAATTTGTCCACCTACAACAGCACCTGCCATAGCACCCCAGAACAAGTAATAGAATCTGGACTTCATTTGTGCTCTGATCTTCTCACGTTTTCTCATAAATTTGTTAGTCATTTAAAGTTACACTCCAACATAATTTGGGTAAGACAAGCTAATAAGTTTATCTCTTGGTCTACAACAAATGCTGCCTTGTATTGATACTCAGCAATTATTAAAACTGCTGCAGCAACACTAGGACTATCTACTGTTGTAGGTAAACTATCATACAGTTTACGCATGATAGATATGGGATCGTTGTCTATATTTTGTTGAACCCACTTTTTAACATCATTGAATTTCTTGTTCTTTAATGATGCTACAAGTGGATCTATCTTAGCATCACCAAGGGTTGCTAAGATACCAGTATCTATCTTTCCTGTAGATGCGTATCTCTGTAATTCGTTGAGTGTTCTTCTAAAGTCTGGGAAGTATTTCTGGACGACTTGAGCGACCACAGAATCAGTGTATTGTATATCTTCTGCAACAAGAATCCCACGACACCGTTCAAAGAATTTACTAGCGAGTTCTTGTTTTGTTTTTCCACGAACATTAAAATCAATAACAGTTGTTCTAGAGTGTAGAGGTTCAATTATTTTATTCTTAAAATTACATGTGAATATGAACCGACAGTTTTTCTGGAACTCCTCGATTGAGGCACGTAAGAGTAATTGTACGTCGGGTGTCGTATTGTCCGCTTCATCAATAATGAGAATTTTATGACGAGATTCAGATGTAAGAGAAACAGTAGCAGCAAAGGTCTTTGCCTGATTGCGTACAGTGTCCAAGAATCTACCCTCATCAGACCCATTAATAACATAGAAGTCTGCTCCTAATTCATTGCATAATGCTTTTGCAATAGTTGTTTTACCGACTCCTGCTGTTCCTGACAACAAGAGATTTGGTATCTCTCCTTACTTTACGAAACTAGTAAAAGTCTCTTTCACATTTGATGGAAGAATACAGTGCTCAATCTTTTTTGGTCTGTATTTC